TACTTATATCGCTAATAGCAATAGTTCTAAGATATTAGGCAATACAATCAAAGCCAATGATACTTGGAGTTTCTTTCAAGCCAAAAGTATTAAGCAAACACTAGCAGAGATGGCACGTGATGATGCTATAGAACGTAGGCAATTTGAAAAAGCTGAAAAACTCAATGCTAAAATTGCTCGTTGAACAACGCCAACTACTAGTAGTAGATCCCCACACTATTGATGAATTGGCCACATTTTCCAGGAAGGGCAATTCGTACGAGGCTGAGGTGGGGTGCCATGATGATATGGTCATGTCTTTATTATTATTTGCATGGATGTCGGATCAAAGGTATTTTAAAGATTTGACTAATATATCAACACTTCATGTACTGAGAGACCGGACCGATGAAGATCTTATAAATGAGCTTGATACCTTTTTTATGGATGATGGAAGGGGTCCTGATGATATTCCGGATATCGTTGATTTGACAGAGGGTCCAAACAGAGAGTTCCTGTTCTTCTAATTTCCGGATTTGATAAATAAAACGAGATTATAATCATAACCCTTCTAAAGGAGAGCTAAATGGCCGTTCAGAATTTTGGAGCCGGTGGTGGTAATCAACTAAGTGCCGGTGTAAATTTCTCAGAAATCGATCTTACTACGGTAACACCAGCCGTAGCTACAACTATTGGCGCATTTGCTGGCGTATTCCGTTGGGGTCCAGTCGGCGAAAGAACATTAGTTAGCACTGAAAATCAGCTAGTCGCTTTATTCGGTAAACCAACTAATCATAATCCAGAGACTTTCTTTACTGCAGCAAACTTTCTAGCTTATGCTAACCGTTTGCATGTTGTTCGTACAGCTAATACTACTGGTGAAACGCCAAAGGTTACTGCCAATGGTACTGGCAATTCTACCGTATTAGCAATAGGTAATACATCATCTCTTTCAGTTGGTATGTATATTACTCAAACAAGCAATAGCGATGTAAAATTCGCTAATGTTGCAGCTGTTTCAACTGTTGCGATTGTTTCGAAAAACTCTTCTCATGTGGTGCTTTCGAATGCTGCAAACACTACATTCAGCAACGTAGATATCTATTTTGCTCATCCTGAAACTTCTTATACTGCTGTCGGTTTCGATCCAACTAGCCCAAGAACTAAGGCTGGAGCTAATGGTATTGTTGACAATCTAGTAGCTCATATCGTTAAGAACGATAATGACTATGTTAATAAAGACGGCAATTTCGATCCAGACGTTAACTGGGTTGCAAAGTTTCCAGGAGAAATTGGTAATTCTATCAGAATTTCTGTTTGTGATACAGCAAACAGCTATAGCTCTAATGTAGATTTAACTGGCACTAACATTGAGTTTAGACCAGGTTCTAGTGTGGCTACTGTTAAGTTCGTAGGTTCTACTAACGCTACTGCTAATACTGTTGCTACTAATATTTCTATTAACGATCAGGTTTTAGCTGGCAACAGTACTTATGGCTTACAGTATTTACAAGTTAAGTCTATGACTGTCACCGGAAACAGCACTGCAACAGTTTCTGTTGGTGGTCTAGTAGACGTCAGCAATACAACTAACTTCATTAGTGTTTCGAATAACCCATTCTCAAACGGTGATGTTATTAGATACGCAAACGCTAACGGTAACACTGTTATCTCTGGTCTATCGTCAAACACTAACTACTATGTTGTTCAGTCTAACAGTTCAGGATTTAAGGTTGCTGCTTCTTCGTTTGGAGATGAAATTGATCTTACTGCTGCAGCTAATACAGCTAGTACGTTTACCGCTAACGTAAACGTCCTATCGATCGAGTTCCAGAATCCTTATAGACTACGTGCTGATTTCGTAGACAATAAGATCCAGCGTTACTGGGAATTCTTTAACGTAGTTGATGGCGCTCCAGGTCAGTCTGAGCATGTTCTATTCAATGGTAACACTGCCGCTCAAGACGAGCTACACGTTGTTGTAGTCGACGAACTTGGTAAGTTTACTGGTACTCCAGGAACTATTCTTGAAGCACACAAAGCTCTTTCAAGAGCAACAGATGCTAAGAGTCAGGGTGGAACAACTAATTACTATAAAGATGTAATCAACCAGAATTCAGAATACATTTGGTGGGCAAATGATCGTGGCACTGCCCCTTCAGCAAATTCACTAAAC